AGTAATTACGCCAATGAGTACACCAATCTCGCCGATGAGGGTGGCGATGGTTGCTATTGTACTCATTCGCTAACTTCCTCCCATCCGTAAACGCCCGGTTCCCATACATTCGCATCGCAGGTAGATAATATAATCCTCCTCTTATTTCTTACTCGCCGATAGTAATCGGGGTAGAAGGTGCAACCGCAACGGTCATACCGATAACCTCATTAGTGCCGCCGCCAACTACGAACACAGACACATAGCCCTTGAAGTTGAACTTGCCATCATCGCCCGTAGGAGTAAGAGTGCCGTTGGCTTCGTTGCCACCGAACCATACTGCGAGTTCGAGTTCCTGTCCTTCGAGTGCTTTGAGCTTCGCAAACTCTTCTTTGGTGTAGTTCGCATTGAACTCCAAAGCATCCAAAGACTGAATACCCGGAATATAGGTCTGCATCTTATCAGACAGGGTGGTGGTTTCGAGCATTTCGGGAGAACCACCGAGGTCGGGAAAGTCCTTGATGTCAACGAGCTTCCCGTAGGTTTCTGCATCCTTTTTCATAAGGAACACTTTGTAAGTAGAAATAGCCATTTTCTTTACCTCCTGTAAATAGTTCCGTCTTTTGAAGCAACGGCAGCATACCGAGCAAAGAGTCGATACTTCGTTGCATCATCCAACGATATTGGGTTTTTAGTGATACGGGCGAAACCGATGCCCGTAAAATATTCATCAATCACCGCAAGGATTTCCTTGCACTCTGCCTTTTTGCCATTTCTTTTATTGGAATAGACATTGACATCGTACACAAGGTCAGCGTGATTTTCGTTGCTACCGCTATCTTGCGTTTGAGTATGAGCGTAGTTATCGCTCTCCTCGATACAAGCACAGGGGAACTCCGAGGGTGTTAAGACAGTCTCACCATAGACGGTGAACTTTGCACCATACTTATTGCGAAGTTTGGTCGCTACATTGGTGAAGATTTCTGTTTCAATATCAACCATTATCCGAAGACCTCCTTTGCAATAGTGTAAATCTCTGCTTTCATATCCTTTGCGGCGTAATACATCGCTTTCGCAGGTGGATTTCCGTAAGTGCGATAAACGCCATCACGAATCGGTTGACCTGCGTTACCTTGTTCACCGACATAAATCCAACCTTTTTCGTTAGCACCCTTACCCGAACCATAAGTTCCGTGAGTAAAACCAAACTCCGAAGACTGTGGATGTTCCGGGTTAAGAACGCCTGTACCAAACTCAATAAATAGTACCGCTTGACCTGCGGCAACTACTTGATAACCTGTCGCAGTAGTTTCAACACTCACCATTACATCGTTTGTACCTGCGTACATTGCATTGGTGAACTCTATCCTTGCTCGATATGCACCGAGCGTGGATAAGCGTTCCAAGAAGCGATTCACCTTATCCTGTAAACCTTTGCGGTAGTCCTCTATCTGCGAGATAACTTTATCGAGGTTCAGAATGGTAATGCTCACGATACATCCACCTTACTGATTGCGATAGATACGCTATTGAGCGACTTCGCTATCTTCTTGACGATGTAATCGAAAAGCAGGTTGCCATCTTCATCCCTCGCAGGGAGTTTATCGACAAACAGGACTGTGTTCTCATCAATCGGACAGTTGGTATCATCGAGGACAATAACCTTGTCATACTTCAAATCCTTACCGAACTGCTCGACCTGTGAAACGCCGGTCGCAGGAGAGATGTTCGCTTTCGCCCATACGGGTTCGGAGTAAATAATGCGAGGTTCTCCACTTTCGTTGCCGTACTCATCCTTACCGGGTTCGTCATCGACAAACAGAGCGTAGTAAAATTCCGTCTTATTTCTCTCCAAACATTTCATTGGGACTTACCTCCCAATACCGATGCGTGAGGGGTGATGTGTTTCAACATCGAATCCGGCACCGTTGCACTCTCATAAGAGCGAGAGATGCCGTTCTCACTATGAGCGGTTTCACCCTCAGCACCACGCTTGTTAAGCAGGTAGAGGGCAATATCAATTTGAGTTGAGTGGTACTTGATAGGTACATCTCGAATATCCGAACGGAACGGATAAGCCCGTCTCAGTATTCGTTCACCTGCCAAATCGAGAAAGGTGGACAACACGCTCTCATCGGTTTCACCCGATAACACTTTCAGTCTTTCGAGTTTCTGTGATTCGGTCATATTGTCCACCTCCTTTCATTACGCAATAGCGATTTTTACAACCTTAGTTGCATCGGTGAGAGCAGCAAGGTAATACTTACGAGAGAAGATAGTGTTCAAACGAGTATTAGCCGCTTCCTCAGAACGAGCATTTTTGGAAACCTGCTCGATTTCAGTACCCTTCTTGATGAAGAGAGTAACCGCTTCCTTAGTGCCGACATAGATAGCACCCGGAGTAGCATCCTTCTTAACATAAAGGTTCACGCCACCAACGGTGCCAACATAACCGTTCTTAATCACATCTGAATAAGCAGAGTAGAGGTTCGACATCTCGCTATTCCTGCCGATTATCCAAGTAACAAAGAGCATAAGGATAGTGGTCTTACCGACACGGGGTGGCATCGAGATAAACAACTCATCGAGTTCGTCATCTACGAGCATCTGCAAGGCATCAACTACTCTTTTCAGCACTTTGCGGCGAGGTTGATAAAATCGCTCGTTCGGTTTTCTGTTTATCTCCAAGTACAGGAGATAGGGGTCGAAGAAGTGAGGAGCATCGAAGAGAAGAGTTTTCTTATACAACTCAAAGAACCCCGAAACATCATAACGCTGCCGCATCGCCACGACAACCTTTTCACGCAGAGCCTTGTTGGTCTCGTGAGCCAATTTGAAATTCTCACCCTCCATATTACGACATAGCGAGAACAGGTCATCGTATGCAGTAATATCACGGGGGGTCTTTTTTATTTTCGCAAAAATTTTTGGAATGAGCTTTTCCATAATTACCTCCAAAAAGAAAAGGGACTACCTGCACCTTTGCTTAAAAGATGCACGATAGTCCCTGTTGACTGTTTACTTTCTACCTGTTTGTAGAAGTCCTAATGTTACAGATGTCGTATATCAAAATCGGTCTCCCAAGTTTTACCACAATCTTTACAATGACAGACCGCCCGATTATTTCCCGCACCTGCTAAATAATGACCCCCTTTGATGTTGAACATCCGATACCAAAAACCCCTATTCCAATCATATCCTTTTCGATAGACTTTAAGATTATTGCTCTTACAACGAGGACAGTATTCGACATTCTCTCTTGTGGGTATGAAACCGTTCTCTCTATCTCTCTGTTTCAACCTGTTTATGGATATTGTTCCGGCGATAATAAATATCACAAAAAACAACCACTTAATTGGGGAAGAAAAACACAAAGAACAGGCGGCGAGTGCGATAAATACAAGAGGTAACACAATGAGACCTTTTGATTCATTTTTTTGCCTACGGGCTTGAACTATTCGTCTTTTATCATTTTTACTTAATTTCGGTTTAGAACAAAACGGACAAAAATCATAAGATTCGTCATATTCCTTACTGCAATGTCTACAAACCATTAAAAGCCCTCCAATCTCATAGAATCGATGTTACTCAGATACCTAAGATAGTCGTTCGCAATCTTCGGTACTTCTACGAGCGACATATAGGTGGTTAAAACCACTTGGTTCATCATCTCACCATTAGGTTCAACTGTGATGTCCTCATTCTTGAAGTACACAGTACAGTTGTATTCTGAACAGGCGGCAAGAAAAGGAAATAGTTCCTTGCAACCTTCCTTGAACATAAATACAGAGGGGATAGTGATTGTTCCGTTCTCCTTAACCAAAGAAAAGTGCGGAACATCTTTGAAACGATTATGCTTTGTCATTGTTCTTCTCCTCGTATTCCTTGACTCTACGATAGAAGGTGTTAGGTTTCAACCCTAAGTGAGTCATAGCGGCAGTAGCGGTAATCTGTCCCGACTTCCACAGTTTGTATTCCTGCTCGAACTGAGTCTTATCGACTTCAATGGGTTGTCTGCCCTTATACTCACCCCGAGCTTTCTTTGCTTCGATGCCCTCTCTCTGTCGTGCCAAGATATAATCTCTTTCGAGTTGACTAACGGCTGCGAAGATGGTGAGCATAAACTGACCTGTGGGAGTAGTCGTGTCGATTTTCTCTTTTTGAGACTCGAACTGAACGCCCTTTTCGGTCAACTCCTCGACCATATTCAAAAGGTCTTTGGTATTACGAGCGAAACGGCTAATCTCACTCACTACGACAGTATCACCCTCACGAACAAAGTTCATCATCTCCATAAGTTTCGGGCGGTTAGCGTTCTTGCCACTACATTTATCAATGAAGACTTTCTCGACACCGAGTTGTTCCATTAAAATTTCCTGTCTTGCGGTGTTCTGCTCTTCGGTTGATACTCTGATATATCCGACTTTCATATTGAGTCCTCCTTTGGTTTATGGCATAAGTATAGCATAATGTTTTTGAAATGTCAATAGTCTTTTTGAAATATTGCAAAACTTTTTCAAATAGTGCCTTTTTATTTTTGCGAGTGGTCGGGAGACCCACCCACGCCCACTCTCGCCGCCCATATCCCCCACAGGGCAGCACCCACGCCGGGACCGTTGCCGCCGCTCTGATAGAACCAAACGCCACGCCGGGCGGCGTTATGTCGTTAGGGTATGCCCTATTGACACGAAATAAAACGCCCTTGAACTATTGCAAACGCCTTTGAAAAAATCTTTTGAAATATTTCAATTAAATTTGCAAACCCTATTGACATATTATAATATATATGCTATAATGTTATCGTAATAGAAAAGGGCAGCCGCTACACCCTACCACAGACGAAGCGACCGCCCACACAACCAACCCACGCCGGGCGGCTGCTCCTCTATTATAGCACAACCCCGGCACAAATACAAGGAGGAATAAACAATGACAGAAACCACAAAA